CAGAACATATCCATACCTTTAAGACAGAAACATTTGATACCATTAGTGGAGGTACTATTGGCGGTACGGTTGATGTTGATGTAAGTGAAGGTACGATTTACAAATTTTCAATCAGCGCAAATACCAGTCCAAATATAATAGGTTGGAAAGAGGGACAAAGGTTGATATTTATTGTTGAAAACTTGGGAACACACAGCGTTCCAACTATCACTATATCAGGTGGAGGGTCAGTCCTTGCTAAAGGTGGTAGTATAAATATCACTAATAACGGAATAAGTAAATATACAGGTTATGTTGTTGATGGTGATTTATATCTTGACGAACAACTTGATTTCCAAGCACTATAATAAAACAATATAATATAAAAACAAATGGGTAGGATTTTTAGACGTAAGACATTTTCAACATATCTCGGTGAGAACCGAGCATTAAATGATATTATTACTGACTATACTGTTATTCCGAGTCCCACTCCCACACCGAGTGTGACTCCCACGAATACACCAAATCCTACGCCCACACCTACAGTTACAAGTACACCTGCGGTTACTCCGACACCTACATCTTCACCAGTACCGTCTTATTATTCGGTATTTGAGTGTAATGACCCATTCGGTCCATCGTTTGTGGTTAAGTATTATGGAACGATAAGTGTTGGTGAATCTGTTAAGATTATTGGAGACCCTGTTACTTGTTATGAAGTTTCATCAACTGCTTCAGCACCTGAAGATTATGAGGTAAGTGATGTGTTTAGAGATTGTACGGAATGTCTAACATCATAAGATAAAAAAACAATAAGATGGTATATCTAAATCAAGGAAGTGTAAATCAATCAGCATTTGTAGCATCAAGGAATAAACAACTTGGTGGTAATGTAACTTATTTATTTTCAATGTTACATAAGTTATCGGGACAGAGATGGAGGTTTATACCTTATCGTGTTCCACCTTCTGTAAACTATTCACCATCTTATGATTTATTTTGTATAAATATTGATGATAGTATACCTCAAAGTTTAACGGGTAATACAACTTGTGGTAAATGTAACGTTCACTTAATACCTGGTGAGTATTATGTTAAGATATACGAGCAACTATCATCAGATAACCTTGACCCTCAATACAGTTATGATGTCGTAAATGAGACATTGGTAAATGTGGTGGGTACAAATAAAAATATTCCAACATCATATAGTGGAGATAGTGATGTATTTATAGTATATAACGCAGACAATGATTAAAACAGATATAATAAACTTCAGTAATATTGATACCTCAACACGTTTTGTTGAAAAAATCAACAAGAATGAGTTCTTTGTAAGATGGGGGTTAGACAATATGGAGATTGAAAGATGGTATGATTACGCAGATTTCTCTCCAATACACGCTGCGTGTCTTTTATCAAAGTTAGACAACTGCGTTGGTAGAGGTTTTACAACCGATTACAAGATTAATGCCAAACAAACCCTAAATGATGTCTCAAGACAGATGTTTTGGGAGTTTTTGGTGGGTGGAAACTTATTTTTGGAAATATTATGGGCTAATGACCGTAGAGAAGGTATTGCGGGATTCCAAGTTATTCCATCAAAGTTTATGAGAGCAGGTAAACCTGAAGAGGATGATGTTACAAACGTAACAAAATGGATGTATTGTACTGATTGGGCAAACTATAAAAAGGTGGGGGTTATTGAGTTTTGTGAGTTTGACCCAAAAAACTACACGGACAGACAAGTGATTCACATCAAACAATACCAACCTGGTTATTTGTATTATGGTGTTCCATCTTATTTATCATCTATGTTGGATATTCGTTTATCAAGAGCCATCTCGGAGTTTAACCTACATAATATTATGAACGGAGCCAGCCCATCTATGTGGGTACACCTACCTCAAGACGCACCAGATTCACAAAACGAGCAAGAGGACATTTTAAGAAGGTTAGAGGAAAGGTATAGAGGTAGTTCTAATGCTGGTAGGATTGTTGTTTCTTATGGTGGTGAGGGTATGAAACCTGAAATCACTCAAATAACACCAACCATGCAGACGGGTGGTTATGCTGAAATCTTTGATTTGGTTAGAGAGAACATCTTGGCGGGTCATAAAATCGTTGATGGTTCTATTGTCGGATTACCTAACCCAACAGGTTTTAACTCATCAGCAGAGCAGTTGGAAACAACATACAAACTATTTATGAATACATCAATCAAACCTACACAAGAGTTTATGATTAGAGAGTTACAACCAATCATTCAGTTGATGTATCCAAATGAAGCGATAAACCTTGAAATACAACAGAACCAAATATTATGATATACAACGTCCTTTTAATATCCGAACAGAAACTTAAAGATAATACGCCTATTAACGAGAATGTTGATACTTCGGAACTCCGTTTTTGTATTACACAAGCCCAAACCATCTTTACACAGGAGACATTGGGGACGAATCTGTATGAAAAGATATTGAGTTTGGTTCAATCTGGTGATATCAATGATGTATCAAATGTTAACTATAAGGAGTTATTGAATAACTTTATTCAACCTACTCTTATCTCATTTAGTTATTACCTGGCATTAGACAACTTTTTTGTAAAGTTTGTTAATACGGGTTTACAACAGTTTGAGGGAGAACAGTCAAGGAGTATTGGATATAAAGAGTTCCAATACTTAAAGAATACCGCCAAGGATAACGCAGAGTTTAATGATAATCTGTTGAGAAGACACTTGGTATTCAACAACTGGAAATATCCTGAATATAGTGTTGTTACGGACAACGGACAACTTATTCCAGAGTTTGGTGGAGCGTTCAAGGCTAACATCGTATTACCTCCATCAGGTAGGGGTGGTAGAGCTAATGTAAACGGAACTTATGGTTCTGACTATTTTAACTGTCCGTATCCCTGGTGGTATGGTGGAAAAGGTTCTGGTGAGTAATCAACTCTTGAGGTAATACTCAACATAAATCTGTTTATCACTGTTATCTACCTTCTCTATGTAGATGTCTTTTGTGACTTTATTTGTCTCATCTGACTTAAATACATCCGCACCTCTTACGATGAACTCATCACCCTCTTTAAGGGTTTCCAAGAAGTTATATTCTCCATTGGTTACACTCATTACAAATACATTCCAAAAGTGATATACACTTTTGTAGTCATCATTTGATTTCCACTTGTTGATTCTCTTGTCTTCCATATTCTTGTTCTCTTAAATATTCATCGTATTGAGTTATCATTTTCTCTTTCCACATTTCATATTGGTAATCCATATCCAACATTTCATCAAACAGATTTAAGTTACTCAAATCTTGTTCTTTCTCAAACATTCTTTTTGACTGTCCCATTAGTATTTCTCCTCAATGTATTGTTGAAACTTATTGAACCTATCAGCGAGTTCTTTATTCTTTGAGCCGTACTTTACATACTCAACCATCAAATCTGTTGCCAGACAGATGTCGTATAAGTCGGGACAAATATCACAACTCTTAAAATAGTTCTGAATAAGGTGAGATTGGTTTTGGAACATAATCCTGTCTTGGTCTGTTCTTGGTTTGGGAGCTTGGTGTCCCGTGATGTCTAACTTGTTTTCCATATTGTTTTTTTTTTATACTATAAATATAATACTATAATCCTTAAAAGTCAAATGTTTTGTTGTTTTTTCTTAAAAAAGTGGGAGACCATCAACTCCCACTTTAATGAAAAAAAGTATAATTATTTGATGGTTTTAGGTGGATGGGTCAACAAAACGAAACAATACAATACCCATCCAATATCTTTTATATGTTATTATATCTTCTATTGAATACTGAAACAAACTCTTCGTATTTTTCGTATTTGTCCTTAAAATAAGCGGGTATCGTCTTTTTAAGTTCGTTGTAGTTCATTTTCTCACCAGTATGAAGGTTAGTCCATATACCACCACTCATCCAATGTTTCCACTGTCTTTCCTCTTCGGTAAGTTTTGGTAGAGAATATCCCAAGATACTCTCTGTTTCTTTCATTACTTTTTTTGTTCTATTTTCCATTTTGTTTTTTTTTAGAATAATCTTTCAGTTTTAACAAACATACCAACAATCTCACTCATCTTTTCTTCATAGATTTCCTCAAACAAGTTGTAGTGGTTCTCAAATAGATATTTACAATCTTTCTTTCTTTCACCGTTGATTACACACATTGGACTTGTGAAGTGTTTTACAGCTTCGTTGAAGGACATAGGACGAGGTACGAAATCTTCTCCGTAAGACATTATCTTACTTACTTCAGTCATAGTATCCACAAGGTAGGTAATCGTTGATTTAACACCTTCTTCTTTAGTTACAACAACCAACTCAAAGTCAAATGCGTCAGACAAATATTCAAGTTCGTCTTTGATGAAGTTTTGGTAATCTTCACCTTCAAGTTCAATACCTTCTTCTTCTTCGTAATCCCAAACTCTATCGTTAAGGTATTCGTAAATACTGATACTGTAATCCAAGTCGTCAGTTGTTTCCATTTTGATGACGTTCCAACTACCGTTGTAGTGAGTGGTGTGAAAAGTTCCGTTTTCGTTAATGTAGATTTTTTTGATGTTTTCCATTTTGTTTTGTTTTATTGTTATTTTGTCTTACAAATATAGTGATTCTTTTTTAATCTACAAAAAATATTTTTTATTTTTTTTTGTTTCTGTGTAGTTCTTTTAGACGTGATGATGATGTCTGTTGTTTTCTCTTGATAATGTACTCCTCCAACTGTTTTATTGGTATAAGGTCCAACCAATCCTTTAATAACTCAATAAGAGGTATTCTGTAATCCTTAACTCTCTCACCATAAATGGATGTATGATAAGTTGGTTTTATATTCAATCTCTTAATCATTCTTTTGATTTTAAGACCCCAACAATGTAGGATTGGAGCATCAGTCATACTCTTACCATCTGGAGTGTTTAGAGCAAATACCCAGTTGGGTGCTTTGGTTGTTCCAAACCCACTTGGTTTTTGTGCTTCATTAGGAAACTCACTGGCTACTTCAATCATTAGTTCTCCTTTACCACCTCTTACAATGGCAGATGCCGAGATGTCTTTTAACTCAACAGTCCCCGACTCTGCGGATGTAAATGATTTATCATATAGAAGTTCCCATATATCTGCTGCTCGGTAGTTCTTTTCACGAGTGTTTAGTTCGTGAAATATCTCACTCTCGGGAATGATATCAAACTCGTGTTTTCTATTTTCGTGTGGATTTAACATATTAAAATAAGTTATATTGTTTTACAAAGTTAAAGTTTAGTTTTGACTCTACAAAATCGCAGATGAAAAAAAATCATAATATTTATTGGTATGAAAAAGTTCATTCAAGATTTATTAAGTGCTAACACTGAAATCTCATCAAAGAGATTTTGGGGGTCAGTAACAATGGTTGTAATGTTGGTATCATACTTCATATCAATCTTTATGGAAATCAAAGTCCCTGACTTTATGTGGGATGGTTTGATGTGGATTGTATTGGGTATGTTTGGTGGTTCTGTATTAGATAAGTTCTCACTTAAAAAACCTTAATAAAAACCCTTATATTTGTTCTCTATTCGTCTTAAAAACTGCTTGTGGATAGGATTATCATCATTGTATAGTTCGTATCCCATAGCGGTTAAAAGACGTTCTGCTTCTTCCTTATCGGAGTGTGCTCGGGTTCTACCAGGAATACTATTTTTGTTTTTGTATTTCTGTTTGTAACAATCACTACAAATAGTCATAACACCTTTGTTACAACTATTACATTTGTAGAACTCGTTGAGTGTTTTTACCTCACTACATTCTTTACACTTTTTGGTTTCCTCCATTACAATCTACCTTCCATTTTGTACTTGTATAAAAGATAGTGTCCTTCCATTACTGTTGGTGTTGGAATATGTCCCCATCTGTTTCCGTTGACGATATTATTCACGTGTCTTCTACTTACCATTCCGTTTAAGAATAAGACGATTCCTTTATTATCATACCATCCAATATTATTGAGATGTTTGATTAGTTTTACATAGTGTTCGTTTAGTTTAACTGTTCCCATTTTATTTCATTTTAATTTATATTGTTTTTATGACGCTGGTTGAACTGAATATGTACGGGTGGACTATCCATATCAAACTTATATCCAAGTCGTTCTAATAACCTCTGAGCCCCCTCAAAATCGTTATCCTTTAACGGGTTCAACTTGAGATAATCCATTTCACCATCATCGTCCTTATCTTTCTTGGTATAATGTATTTTACATTTGGTATCAATCTTAAAAAATCCTTTGTTAGATTTATAGAAGTTTGATTCGTGTAAATAATCGCCGCAGATTCTACAGAAGTAGTAAATACCATCTTCTCTCCACATTCTTCTTTTTAAGTTTTTTTCTATTTGAGACATTAGAATATTTTATTTCTATAAATAGTTTCTGAAGTCCAATCACATACACTTTGGAGATGTTTTATATTCAACTTACGTTGAGTTAAATCACCATAATGTGGAATATGTTGATAGAAGATTAAATTAAAATCTACATAGGATAAATCTTCAAGAGTTATCTGTTCTTCCATTCCTCCTTGAATAACAAATAAGTTTTCTTGGAAATCATCAAACATCTCCTTTGGAATAATAACTTTCTTATTCTCAAAAATCACATCATAGGTGTAATCATTTTTTTTAACCTCAATCATAGTTTTAATAAATCTTCAATATCACTATAAGTCCATTCCATTCCGTTACTTACAACCTTGTATCCATCGTCAAGGTATTTTTTGATGGTTGATGGTTTAGAAAAAACATCAACCTCAATAAAATCTGCCCCAGTATTTACAGATATATTATTAGAAGAAGTTAATTTATCTTTAACTTCTTCTTGCTCTTGCTCTTCTTCTTTCTCTTGCCCTTTCTCTTGCTCTTGTAGGTAAGGGTGTTCGGTAGGGGGTTGGTAAGGGGGTTCAGTACCCCCTTCGGTAGTCGTGGCACTATCACCAGAGGGGTTTTTAGGTTTTGGATAGGAAGGGTGTTCCATACCCCCTTCACCAGACCCTTCATAACCCCCTTGACTACCCCCTTCGGTAGGGTGTTGGTAAGGGTCATACAAAGGTGTCTTGGTTTTATCCTCCCAACCTTTGACTTGTTTATCAATAGAATGCTTTTGAGAGTTGTATACCAACTTAGGAATATCAACCAAGTTTGGTTCAATACCTCTAAACTGTCTATCCAATAAAGCCATTAGATATGTTAGTTTATCTTCGGGTCTACGAATGTCTTCTAACACCTCATAATAACTTCTATAAAAGTTAAATGCTTCCCTTTTCATTATTTAAGATTTTCTTTAACGTGGTTTGATAAAATGTCTTCAACTACTGTTTTAATCATCAGTCCGTTTTTAGCAGCATACAACTTCAAGTGTGTATGTACGTCTTTTGAGATTAGGATGCTTTTCTTTTCTTCTTGTGGTTCTTTAAGTTTTCTCATAATATTTTTTTTGTTTATAGAAATAATATAATCATATTTTAGTATTAGTCAACTACCAGATGAAAAAAAAATCATCTATTTATTTTTATGAATACAATGAAAGATACACTTATAGCCAATACGGCAACTTTAACTGCGGCGGGGATAAAAATGTTTTCAACGACAGAA